CTATGACCAGTGGCTCTGCTTTCGGTGATGCTATAAACGCAGGTAAAGCAGCGGAGACAGCGGCTCTTGTAGGTAAAGGAGTAGGTGGTCTGACCTACGGACAAACAATGGGCTTGATGAACGCAGCAGCATCTGGCGCTTCAGGAAACATAGGTGGTGCGCTTGTTGGCTATTACGGCCCACAACTTACAGCAGGTGCGTTGGGTAAGGTAGGTGTAGATAATGCCTTCCTTCAAAGCAAGGGCATACAAGTAGATGACTTTACTGCTGGACTTAACAAAGCTATTTCAAAAGTAGCACAGGGTGGTTCAGCTAAAGACGCTTTAATGAGTGGCTTTGTTGAATACATTAAAGAGGGCGGTACGTTAGGCAACTATTCATTACCTGACTTTGATGGTAAGTTCCCAGACTTTGGTGTTGACTTTGGTAAACTAGAGGACGCTGTTCGTTGGGCAGGTAGTAAGATTGAAGACGGCACAAGAGCAGTAGGTAGTCTTATAGATGATAACACATGGGATAAAGTAAAAGATACTGATTTAAAAGGTATTGAAGATACTCTCAGGACAGTCGGTAGTGGCTTTGATGATGCCGTTACAAGACCCACAGGGAAATTACTCTCCGCTGTAGACACAGGGGTTAGAGGCGCTGTTAATCCTTTAGACAACTGGGTTGACGATGTTAATTTAAAGCCTGTTGAAGATGCATTTAGAGCAGCAGTTAATCCTTTAGACAACTGGGTTGATGACCTACCTAAGATAGACCTACCTAAGATAGACTTACCTGAGATAAACTTACCTAAGTTAGGTGGTGGCTTTAATATGCCTATGCCCTCAGGCTCAAGAACAACAGATAAAATATTTAATAATGAACTATTTAGATTTAAGGGTGAAATAGGTCTTGGAGAGTTTGAGGACATTCTGTCACCTAATCAAGTATCTCTTGAAGATTTACTCACATCACCCTTTACATCTCAATTTAGTTAAACAATAAGGTTATATAATGACTTACTTACAGCTAGTAAACAAAGTATTAGTTAGACTTCGTGAGAACGAAGTAGCTACTGTTAACGAAAACTCGTATTCTAAGCTAATAGGTGAGTATGTTAATGACGCTAAATTATCAGTAGAGACTGCTTGGGATTGGACAGGGCTACGTACTACACTCACAGTAGATACACAAGCTAATGTTTTTAACTACGTACTTACAGGTGCTGACAACACCATTAAAATGTTAGACGCTACCAATGATAGCTTAAACTCTTTTCTACAGTACAAGACATCTCGTTGGTTTGACAACGCATTCCTAGACTTTGCTAGTGTACCTAAAGGAACTACACAGTTCTACAGCATTAACGGTGTCAACAGTGTAGACCTGTATCCTATTCCAGACAAAGCATATACATTACGTTTTAACCTTGTGTTGCGTACCTCAGAGTTCACAGCAGATACTGACGTACTGAACGTACCCTTTAACCCTGTTGTTCGACAGGCTACAGCTTTAGCAGCACGAGAGAGAGGAGAGACTGGCGGTACTAGCGCAGCGGAGTTATTCGCATTAGCTGATGATTCATTAGCAGATGCAATAGCTATGGATGCTGCATTACATCCTGAAGAAACTATCTGGTACTCATAATGGCTCAACAATTACAGAACATTACCATAGCAAGTCCAGGATTTGCAGGGCTTAACACACAGGATTCACCTATTAGTGTAGACCCTTCCTTTGCTGCTATTGCTGACAACTGTGTCATTGATAAGCTAGGCCGCATAGGCGCACGTAAGGGCTATAGCGAGGTTACAACTAACGGCTCCTCTGTATTAGGTAGCAGCCGTGGCATAGAAACTATCTTTGAGTTTGTAGATGCTAGTGGTGACAAGCGTGTGATTTCTGCTGGCAATAATAAAATATTTCTAGGGACTACTACACTAGTAGACATAACTCCTGCTGGTTATACACCTACAGCTAACAACTGGAAGTGTGTATCTATTGCTAATCATATACACATGGTTCAGAGTGGACATGAGCCTTTGATTGGTTCAGACCATACTGGTTCTTTTGTATTAGACACTATGTCAGCTCACCAACACACCACGGGCGTTATGCCACAAGGCAATGAAGTCTTAGCAGCCTTTGGTCGTCTGTGGGTAGCAGATATAGTAGGTAACAAGAATACAATTTACTGGAGTGGCCTTACTCCTAACACAGCACACTGGACAGGCACAGGTACAGGCAGCATAGACATAACTACAGTCTGGCCTTCCGGTTATGACGTTATTGTCTCTATAGCTGCACACAATGACTTCCTGATTATCTTTGGTAAGCGGTCTATTATTGTGTACTCAGGGGCTACATCTCCAGATTCAATGGCTCTTGCAGATACTGTTGATGGTGTAGGCTGTATTGCTAGAGACTCTGTACAGCTTACGGGTACTGATCTTTTGTTTTTGTCAGACTCAGGTCTCCGTAGCTTTGGTAGAGTGATACAAGAGAAGTCTCTACCTATGCGGGACATTAGCAAGAACGTGCGTAATGACCTTATGGCTGAAGTAGCACAACAGGTGTTACCTATTAAGTCCCTGTATAGCGCATCAGAAGCTTTCTACCTGCTTTCGTTACCATCAAGCAACGATGTGTATTGCTTTGATATGCGTGGCCCTATAGACCAATCAGGGGCGCACAGAGTAACCACATGGTCAGAGATAGACCCTGTATCCTTTGGCAAGCTAGAGGACGGTACAATATACTTAGGTAAATCTACAGGTCTTGTTAAGTACTCAGGTTATTTAGATGGTGCAGCTACTTATCAGCTACGTTACTTCAGTAACCCTACTGATTTTGGTAATGGGTCAAACCTTAAGTTCCTAAAGAAGTTTAACTTGACTGTTGTTGGAGGACATGGTACTGACATTACTCTTAACTGGGGCTATGACTACACCAGCGCCTACAATAAGCAAGCCTTTACTTTTTCTTCGGCAAGCACTATTGCTGAGTACGGTGTTGCAGAGTACGCAATAGGGGAATACTCCGGTGGTATTGATGCTTTAGTTAACACACCTTCTGTCAACACAGGGGGCAGTGGTTCAGTCATTACTATTGGCATTGAAGCACAGATTGATGCAGTACCTTTATCTATTCAAAAAATTGACATACACGCCTTAATGGGGAGACTTATCTAAATGTCTAATTACACAAAGACTACTAACTTTGCAGCTAAAGATGCACTTGCTTCTGGCAATGCTAATAAGATTGTAAGGGGTACAGAGATTGACACGGAGTACACTAATATCGCTACTGCTGTTAACAGTAAATCTAACACTGCTGATCCTACATTTACAGGCACTGTCAACGCAGCTACAGTAACTGTGTCGGGTACACTCACGGCTGGAATTATAACCGGAGGAGCTTACTGATGGCTAGTCCTATAATGAGAGACCCACAATACGGTGGACGATTAAGCATGATGCAGCCTCGTATGCAACAAGGTGGGCAGGGCGCTGGGTTTTTACCTCAGGCAGGTATTGCTGGGCCAAGACCACCACAAGGTGGGTTTTCGCAGGCTGACTATATGGAAGGTATGTTGAACGATATGTTTGGCACAGGTGGCGCAGCTCAGATGCAACAGTTTGGTCAAGGTGGTAGAGAACAACTGCAAATGGTCGAAGATTTTGCCCCACAGCAAGAAGTTAGATATGAGCAGCAAACTCCTACAGTCTACGATAGAACTTTGCCAATCACAAGCAAAGCCCCAATCACCGCAGGTAACAACCCGTATGCTTCAGGCAACAATGGTGCTGGCGCTTACGGTAGTGCTGCCATAGGTGGCTTGTTGAGTGGTAACTTAGGTGGTGCTTTACAGGCCGCAGGTGGTTACTACGCAGGACAGAAGGGCATAGAGGGTGCTTATCAGACAGGTGTTGCTGGTTTAGACATGGCTGAACAGATGGGTCAACGAGGCTCTGACGCTGCTCAGTTTAAACCTTATGGTGTAACGTCCAACCTAGCCAATATACAGACAGATGCCTCAGGTGGTACTAACATAGGGCTTAACCAACAACAACAACGTATGCAGAACCAGTTGATGTCTGGCGCACAGCAGCAGTTTGGTAATGTCAACTCTATTGATCCTTCTATTGCAGCTCAACGTGGTGCTATGGGTGGTATGTTTGGTCAACAGTTAGGTCAGCAAGGCCAGCCTACAGGTATGGAAGGCATTACACAGGCAGGACTAGGCGGTGCAATGGGACAGTTTGGAGCTGCTGGTCAGCCTCAAGACTTACAAAACCTACGCACACAGTATGGCAACCTTGCAGCACAAGCAGGTCAAGGACTACTAACTTCCCCTGAGCAAGCACAGAATAGTATTTATGAATCTATACGTGCTACTCAACGTCCAGAGGAAGAGCGTCAGAACCTACGCCTGCAAGAGCAACTAGCAGCCCAAGGTAGAAGTGGTGTAAGGACATCAGACTACGGTGGTACACCAGAGCAACTAGCTATGGCTAAGGCACAGGCCGAAGCTCAGAACTCAGCAGCTTTACAAGCCCGTCAGATGGGTATGCAGGAGCAAGCACAGGGGCTACAACGGGCGCAGACGTTGACAGGTATGACACAGAACCTAGCAGGCATGGGTTCAGACCTAGAGACAGCAGGTATAGGCCGTGGTGCTACACTAGCAGGCGTTGGTATGCAAGGGGCGCAGACTGGACAAGGGTTTGACCAGCAGAACTTGCAGAACCTTATGGCTTTGCAGGGTGCAGACCAAGGTGCAGCAGCAGCACAACAGGCTCTACAGCAGGGTCGCTTAGGTATGGGTACTGGCATGTTAGGTGCTGGCTATATGCCTCAACAGCAAGCTTTGGCACTGGCTCAGTTAGGTCAGGCAGGTGGACAGATGGCACAACGTGGTCAGTTGGCAGGTGCTGAGTTACAATCACAGATGGGTGGTCGTGGTCTTGAGTCTTATATGCAAGGCGGTAACATGGCTAACTTGTTACAACAGCAGCAGCTACAGGGCATGATGGGTAGTATGTTTGGTAATCAACCAACAGCTATGGAACAAGCACTAATGGCACTGTCCGGTGGTGAGTTCCAAAATGAGGGTGGGCTTGTAACTCAAGGCATTGACGCAGTTAAAAAATATTTTGGCGGTGACGGCGACAGCCCTAGTTACACAAACCAACTTGCTGATTACTTTGCAGGTGGTGGTAACGGTGGTCCAAGTTTTAATCCTTTTGGTGGGAGTACTAGCACAGGTGGTTTAGGAGGAGGAGGTAGTAATTCTTCCGGTGGTTTTTTAACAAACGATTTGTTTGGCGGGATGTCTTCAGGTAGTGATGAAGCCAATAAAGCATTCCTTGACGCTTATGGAGGTGGTTAATAATGGCACAAGATTTAGCAGGTATGTTAACAGGTATATCTCCTCAAGGTATTGATCCACGGATGAACATGCAGCAGCAGCAGTTGGCCTTAGGCGCTAATGCTTCTCGTATGATGCAGGGTGGTATCCGTGGAATGACAGGTCAACAAACAAACCAAGAGCAACTAAAAGTAGCTTTAGGT